ATTGACGAAGAGCATCCAGGTTACAGAGACCAACGAGCAGTAGTAAGGTTTGGGAAAAAGTTCGATTTACTGTCATTTGAAGATCAAAAGTGGCTTGAAAACAGGGATGGACTACCAGTAATTGACGATAAGGAACGCTACCGTCGTAAGTACTTGTCTGTCTTACTCAATAGCACGGCAACACAAGATATTGAGGGTAATGTATGGGAGGACGCTGAAAATTACCTAGCATCTATTCCTGAGTATGCCCAGAAGTGGATTGAGGACAAAGAGCTTGCTGATACTGCCAGGTATCCAGGTGCTACACGTAAGTTGTTGTATGAATGGCGCGTTGATAGAAGGAAGCTAGATGGGTATTGGGAAATTACAGATGATGTACTGAAGTCTATGGGGATGAAGGAATACTGGGAGGACATGTCACCAGCCATGAGGGTTGAGTTTCAGAAAACCCCAACATGGCAAGTTATGAACAGGATTATGTCGTCAATGAAGCGGAATTGGCGGTTAAGCCACCCCGAAGCAGAAGAGGCTTTACTTCGTTGGGGATATGTTACAACGTCGATATGGCAGCAATTGTAATAACTTGACAATAATCATAGTATATGGTATAATATAATAGTAGGAGTTTACATGAATCAAAATGATGAACCTGCTGTTGAGCCAGAAGCTCAAACAGAGGAACAAACAATTGAGGAACTTAAGACTCAATGGCTCGATGAAGTGTTGGGGTCTGAGGATGCGCATGAGCGTTTATCAAAGATTCCGGAATACAACAAGGCACTTCAAAGGGCAACAAGCAAAGCTAGCAGGAAGGCTCAAGAAGAAGCACAGGTTAAAATAGAAGCCAGTGCAAAACAAAAGTTGGAAGACCAGGTTTTTTCGTCATTCTTTGAGACGCAAAAGAAAGGCAATCCTGAATACTACAGGTGGATGGAAGGCCATCCTGAGTGGTCTCAAAAGATACGTGAAATTAACTTAAGGTCTCAGGGCATTGACCCGCACTCGTATACACGCAAGGAAGCTGCCGTAGAAATTGGCGAGAACGTCAAATCATTTATGCAGGGTGATGAGCGTTACGAGAGTATTGATTGGGAAGATGTCGAGAACACACCAATTCATGAGCTTCCATTCGTGTTAGCGGAACAAATTGCTGCCAAAAGAATGGCGCAAATGGAGCGAAGGCTCAAAGAGACATTGACTGAAGAGTTTCAGGCTAAGTTAGGTGAGGAGCTGGCGGAGTTACATCTTGCAGCACCGCAACCATCTGTACCACCTGGGCCAGCATTAGTTGCTGTCGAGGCAATGTCGGATCAAGAAGTGTTAAGGGCGTTTGGGCAAGGTAGCCAAGACCCTAACATTATTAAAAAAGCATTGAAACTAAGGGGAAGATAAATGCCTAGTGGTAATACAATTACAGGCTCCCTAGCTGATTCTCTTGATTCAATTCTGTCTGAGGCCAGAATTGTCAGAGAGAGCGTAGGGGTTATGCCGCAAATCTCTAGCCATGAAACACTAGAGCCTAATACTGGTTTGTCATGGCACGGTATATCTATCGATCAGATGGTAGCTACTGCTGTCACTGAAACTACGAACTTCGACAACCCACAACAGTATGTGGATACTCCGCTTACGATTACACCAACGCAAATCGGAATCCATACGTTTATTACTGATAGGGTTCGAATGCGCATTTCCAAAGTGACTGTTGAGTCGCTTGGTGGAGTTGCTCAGAATGCTATTCAGAGGAAGAAAGACGAAGATGGACTAACGCTGTTGGATGGTGCCACAACCGCTCTTTGTGGGTCGGGTACTACGTTGACGTCCGGTTACATTAGTGCTGCGGTTCGCCGCATTAGTTCTAATATTACCGAACCAGGACTCCCTCCATACTACTGTGTGTTGCATGGTTACCAGATTCGTGATATTGACAACGAGCTAACCGCTCCTGTTGGTACCTACGAAATCAGTGAGGGTAGCCTTTCGGCCAAAGTGTTCCGAGATAGTTTTAGGGGCAAGATTGGTAGCGCGGAAGTATTCGAGGATGGAAACATTACGATTAGTGGTACGGATGCCAAGGGTGGCGTCTTTGCCAAGGAAGCAGTCTTGTTGGTGCAAGGTCGGGCACTAAGGGCAGTTACGGTAAGGAACGAAGCTCGTGGTGGTGGTGGAGATAACCTCTACATCTACGACGAGTATGCTTATGGCGAACGTTCACCAGGTAACTGGCTATTCGAGATTTATAGCGACGCTACTGCGCCGACAAGCTAGGAGAAAACGATGACTATAAACGCAATGGGTGAAAAGAGTGTCATTGAACTGTATTGGGACTTCTTTGCAGGTCTCGATCTAACAGGCATTGCAGACAATACCACCACTCAAACTGAATGGACAATCGGCCCATTCAGAGTGTTTGGGGATGGCGTTGGTGAAGTTGATGCTGGGGTTTATGACCCTGGTTCTGATGAACTTGGTGGTGTTGGAAGGCTAAAAACCACTGATGAAACTGAACATGCTACTTGTGTTGGGACTTATCTCAACTTTGATGTTGGGTTAATGGCCTCGATTGTATTGGAAGCTAGAGTTCAGTTCAACAACCTCGATACCAAAGAGGTATTTATCGGATTTGCCGATACGGTTGCGGCAGATTTGTCATTTGAAGATGACATGATTGCCGCTGCTACAACCACGCTTACTCTTACTGCCTCTGATTTGGTGGGTTTCTACCTATCAGCAGAGTTGGATGATGACGAAGATTGGCACGCTGTCTACAATGGTGGTTCTACTGCTGGTGAGACTGTGAGCACAAACGTCGATTTGGATGACGATGCCGTTGCTGGTGAGTGGCAGGTTCTAAGACTTGAACTTGACCCCAACGGAACTGCTCGTTGGTATATCGACGGAGTTCTTCTGAAAACTCTTGCGGGTGCTGTCTCCACTACCACCGACCTCGGTGTTGTTTGTGGAGTAGAGGCCAAGGGTGCTGCCATTGAAGAGATGGATGTGGACTACCTGTTGGTGAAGGCTTACAGGGACTGGAACGCATAAGCGGCTTTTGGGGCTTGAGCCTTAATCAAGCCCCCTTATATCAACTACGGAGTTATCCGTTATAGGAGTATAAATGTCACAAGGACAGAGGAAGGGGTGGAGGTATGACCAAGCAACCGGCTATCTGTATGTTTATGTAGATGGTGTTGCTGCTGCGTACTTCAACGACTCTTCTCCATATCTTACAATTGCTAGCGGTTTAACTGTCACCAGTGGTGGCATAACGATTACCGCTGGGGGACTTACTGTTACTGCTGGAGACGTAAGCATTGCTGGTAATGTTTCTCACACAGCAGGCAAATTCATTTCTGGTAGTCCGCAAAAATTGACAATTACCGAGAAGGCTGATAGTGCTACATTGGCAGTTGCTGAGGCTGGCGTAATTGTGGTAACGGTAGATGCCAAGACAATGACACTACCTGCGGTTTCTGGCAATGCAGGTTTGCGGTATATCGTCAAGGTAGAATGTGCCCATACCAGCGGCACGGTCGTTGACGGAGCCGGTTCTGAAACCATTGATGGAGCCACCACAAAGACGAGCGGTGCGCAGTTCGATGTTCTTGACATCATCTGTGATGGCGATGAGTGGCATATTGTAGGGCGAATAGGTACCTGGTCATAGGAGTAGTTGAACTTGCCTGCCAGAAAATTACACCGAAAACAAATAGAAAACCCCTGGCAGGCAAGTCACACAAAACCCAAGGATATTGCGAGGATATCTTGACCATCTATAACATAACAGACCACATACACCAAAGCGAACCCGCATTTAATCTATCAGAAGTTAATTTACAATCCGGCACTGGTTGGAATAGATACCGCATTATTATGGTAGTGCGTAATGACATGCTTGCAGAGTATTGGGTTGACATGGGGCCAAGGGAAAACTTTACTACTGAGCAGTTCAGGATTCCTGGTGGATTCCTGAAGGACAACAAGTACATAGAAATTGTGCACACAGTAGATGAGTTGTGTGATATCGCAGATTCATTTCAT